GCATGACAACGCAAAAAAGTAAAAAACGCACAGGTGTCTATGATTCAATGGCATCCTGTGCCAGTGCCGAGGGCATTGATCAAGCGATGCTCAAGTTCTGTAAGGAGTCTGGATGCCCTGGATTTGAGGGTAGTCGGGTGCGTTATCGGATGGTGCAAGAATGGATGGCAAAGAATGAGGACAAGTTGGCCGAGTTTGACAAAGGAGATTCATCACATTGGCGAACGGAAAAATGGAAATGGGACGCCAAGACTTCAAAGCTAAAATACGAAAAGGCGGATGAGATTCTTTGGGATGGAGATTCAATTTCGGCGTGGTATGAGGCGCGCCATGCGGCCATGCGTGCGCTGCTGTATAACAAGCTGGAGAATGAATTCCCAATGAAATGCTTGGGATTATCGGTTGAAGACATGCGAATCGCTGGGCGCAAGATGGCCGATGAAATTTTGAATGAGTTTAGGCAATACAAAACGAAACCGGATATTCTCTGAGCTTGATGCTGCGTGCGCTAGGGGGTCTTCGCCAAAGTTTGCGGGCGAGATTTACGAGTGGGCCGCAGAGCGTTTGGATTTACAGAACGGCTACGCTATAAAGGGGAAGTTCGACATTACGCGAAGCCATTACCTTATCGAGCCATTTAAGGCGCTACGAAATGAGAAGATCCGGCAGGTGGTGATTCTAAAGGCGGTTCAAACTGGCGGCTCTTTAATTGCCGACGTGTTTGTTCCGTATGTTGTTTCCGAGGATAGCGGTGACTTGCTTTGGCTATTTCAGGATGACGACATGGCAAAGAAGTATTCAGAGAACAGGGCCATGCCGTTACTCGATTCAGTAGGTGACGTGCAAAGCAAGTTGCCTGATAACAGGTTTGATAAGCAGAAGACGGCGATATTCTTTCCCCACATGAGCCTGATTCTAGGTGGGGCAAATGAGGGAAACGTGCAGACTCTTTCCAAGCGGTATGTGATCTGTGATGAAGTGTGGCTCTATAAGCCGGGAATTGTGCGCCAGGCCAAGAAGCGCACAGAGGCTTTCCCTTACAACTCAAAGATACTGTTAATCGGTCAGGCCGGAACGGTTGGTGATGACATGGATTTGGAGTATTCAGATACGAACCAATGCGATTGGGCTTGGCATTGCCCACATTGCGGAAAGCCTAATGCGTATCGGTGGAGCGTTAAGCGTAGTGATGGGAGTTATGCCGGCATGATTTGGGATAGGAATGATACTACCTGCCCGGATGGACGTTGGAACATACAGGCGGCAGCTAAGACGGCCCGGATGGTATGTGAACATTGTGGCGGAGATGTTCCGGACAAAGCAGACATTCGCCGGGCACTAGATAAAGGTGGGGTTTACATTCCTAGGAATCCCGGCGCAGTGACAACCAAAATGGGTTTCCATTGGCCGGCATGGGCTTGCCCTGATATTTCCTTTTCCAAGTTGGTTGCGGAATATCTAGCGGCAAAAGAGCAGGATGACTTGCACGGATACAAGCTTCCGTTGATGGAATTTCGCCAGAAGGTAGAAGCCTTGCCGTGGGACCCAAATACCGATAGCGAGATGGTCAGGATTGTTTCTGAGCATTATGATCCTAACTCCGCTTGGCCGGATGAGAAGTTCCGGTTTCTAACTGTAGACTGTCAAAAGGACTTCAAAGAGTTTTGGTATGTGGTTAGGGCATGGAGTGCATCTGGAGAAAGTCGCCAGTTGGCGAGAGGCAGATGCGATACCTGGGAAGCAGTGGCTAAGATTCAATCTGAATTTAAGGTGCGAGATAACAATGTCTTCGTGGATTGCGGCTATGAACAGACAAAGGTCGCGCAGGAATGCGTTAAGCATGGGTCATGGATTCAAGTTGCCGGCGGCCGCAACCGGGTTTGCTGGATTGCTTTGAAAGGGGTCAGGCAGGAGACATTCACTCATACCAACAAGCGCACCGGGAAAACTGACAAGCGGGTTTACTCAGAACTGGACTACTTGAATCCAGCCATCGGAACATCGGCGGCATCGCTGCGTTGCCCGTTCTTTGCTTGGAGCAACCTAAACGTGAAAGACATCTTGCGCCGACATCGGGACGGTGATGCAATCAAGTTTTTGTCTCTACCCGATGAATCTTCCGCTTCGGACCAATGGAGCTATACGGCCCAAATGAATTCTGAGATGCGCGAGAAGCAGACGGACGAACGCGGAAAGAAGATTTCGATATGGCGACCAATCGGGCGCAGGCCGAATCACCTATGGGACTGTGAAGCCATGCAGATTGTGGCGGCATTGATCGCGCAGGTTATTGGTGGCTCAATAGAGCCTAGCGTTGACACCTAGTGAATTATGAGTGCCGCGTAATTTCTTTGCAGGTTGGACACTGGGCGAATTGCTTGACGAGCGTCGGGCAATTCAGGAACGGCTTTCCACCGGAGCAATCACCGAGGCGTCAGTTGCGGGAGTTCGCACCGTTTACAAGCACGAATCCGACGCACGGGACGCGCTCAATCGCGTTGAATACGCTCTCTACCTTCTAGACCCTGACGAATACGACAATCCCTATGCCAGCGTTGTAACTCAAACACGTCCGGCTTTCCACACGTTGACGCCAAACGGGTAATACATGGAGAAGCCGTATAAAATAAACGACCGCAGGGGGACTAACCCCGGGAAACCGTTTGACGGTAATCGGCTTTATCAGGCGGCGCAATGGCAACAATACAACGACCGCAGGCGAATAACCAATCTTGAGAACGATACTCCGCGCAACATTAACGCTTACGGTCGAAGGATGTTGTCTAGTATCGGTCGCTGGCTTTATGCAAACTCCCCGATTGTTACCGGTGCAGTGGACGAAATCGCCCGATATGCTGCTCAAAATTACACCGCCCAATTCTACGGGCAAGACCGCGCCTGGGGACAAGCTGCCGAAAGTTGGCTCTACGAAAACGATAGGTATGTTGATATTCGGGGCTGGCCGTATACGTTCCAAACGTATGCGGAAAACCTAGTCCGGGGAGCTATCCTAGATGGCGATACCTTTACACTCTTAACTCAGGACGATGCTGACAACGGAAAAATCCAGAGCTTTATCTCAGGTCGAATTGGCAGCCGGGAAATGCAGACTACGATTAAGGGCGGGCCGTATGACGGCTACCTTATTCGGGATGGCGTTGTCTTGGATGAATTCGCTACCGCAGTTGCTTACCAGATTCTAGGAGACGTTCCCGAGCAAGACCGCATCGTTTCCAGCAACAGTCTTTTCCCGTCATTCCTTCCTAAATTCCCGGACCAAGAGCGCGGAATCAGCGTGCTAGGCGCAACCCTGTTTGACTTCCAAGATGCAAGCGAATCTAGGCGGTTTGAGTTGCTGGCTCAAAAGCTGGCTGCGTCGTATGGGATGGTCATCGAAAACGAGGACGGCGAAGCCGATCCTGGGAAGAACTTGCTTGTGGGAAGTTCAGGCACGCTCGATTCAAGCGGTAATGCTGCTACCGCATGGAACGAGAAAGTGGACGGCGTCGGTATTCACTACTTCAAAGCCGGAACAAACTCGAAGATTTCGAGTGTAACCGCCGACCGTCCTAGCGGAAATCAGCAGGCATTTGAGGACCGCATTATTCGGGCGGCATTGGCTGGCATGGGATGGTCGTTTGACTTCGCACTCGATCCAACTAAAGCAGGCGGCGCACAGATGCGAATCGTAATCGCCAAGATTAACCGCACATTGAAGCATTACCGGAGCATGTTGCTTGAACCAGCCTGCCGGCGCGTTACTGGTTATCGCATTGCTAAGGCGATTAACAACGGCCAACTCCCGGCTAATCCTGAGTGGTTCAAATGGTCATTTGTTGGCGCGGCTGACCTAACGGCTGATGAGAAGTATTCAAGCGATGTTTCAGTTCAAGAATTGCGGGCCGGTTTGACCGATGAACAGACCGAAATCGGGAAGCGCGGCGAATGGTGGCAAGATGTAATTGAGCGCAAGATTGAGGTTGAGAAGTATTTGCAAGAACGCTGTAAAGCCGAGGGTGTGGATGCCAATCGCATTGTATTGCTGACACCTAACGGGAATCCGCCGCAACCGCCAGCAGAAACCAAGGAGACGCCATGAGTTATCCGCGCATCATTTCTAAAGTCTATAACGAGCCGTGGTGCATTACTCCCGCCAAACACCGTGCGATTCAGCGGGCGTTAGAATACAAGCTGGCTGGGATGCCAATGCCGGGTATGCCTGAGCCTGAGGACGGCGATCCCGAAGATGAAGAAATGACTGTTAGTAACATGGGCGGAGTGGCCGTAATCCCCATTCATGGAATCCTTGGGAAACACCTTTCCGGGATGGAAATGATGTGCGGTGGATGCTCGGTTGACTCCGTGTGCGGGATGATTGAATCCGCGTGCGACGATGAACTTTGTAAGGCGATTGTCTTGGACATTAACAGCCCGGGCGGAACGGTTACGGGAATTCCAGAGCTGGCTAATTGCATCGCTGAATGTGCAACTGAGAAGCCAGTTTACGCCTTTACGGATTCTGAGTGCTGTTCCGCCGCCTATTGGTTGGCATCACAATGCACGGCGATTTACGCGACTCCAAGTAGCAGTGTTGGGAGTATTGGGGTTTATGTGGCCCTGCTTGATGAATCACGGGCTCTGGAAGATGCTGGCATAAAGGTAAATGCCATTAGCGCCGGGAAGTGGAAACTCAGCGGAGCACCCTTCCGTCCGTTATCCGAAGACGAGCGCGCCATGTTCCAAGCTGGTGTTGATAAGACCTACGCTGCGTTTAAGGCGGCGGTTACCAGCAAGCGCCAATGCGCCGATGAAGTGATGCAGGGTCAATCTTTTGACGGAGACGATGCCGTTACCGCTGGACTCGTGGACGGGTTGGTAAATGACATTGACGAGGTGGTTGAGTTCGCCGCCGCGTTGACAGAAGGAGCATAGTGATGATTCTTAACATCCTAAAAGCCCGGGAAGAAATCAACCGGCTTGAATCGTTGGTTGCTTGCACCGAGGAGCGCGCCACGGTAGCAGAGCAAAAGCTTACATTGATTGCGGAAACTGTCCGCAGCCTGGAATCGGCAAAGTTGGAATTGATAGAAGCCAATTCTGCGCTTGAACAGGCGAATCAAAAACTTTCGGCTGAACTCGAAAAGATTCAGCAATCCAAAACAGATTTTGCAGCCGATGTTGACCGGGCTGCGAGTGCCAAGGCGGTTGAAATCGTGGCGGCTGTGGGCGTTGCCCCGGTGCGTGCGACCGAGAGCGTTGCGGTGACCAAGACGGTCGGCGAACTCTGGGCCGAGTATCAAGCCCTACCTACACAGGCAGAGCGTTCTGCTTTCTACCGAAAGAACCGCTCGATTCTGTTCAACTAAGGAGAAACACACATGAGTAATACCATCGCGGGTGTTGCGCTTACGGCTGTGGCTGAAGAGACTCTGCCGGCGCTCACATCTGTTTTTGCCCCGCTTCGGGGTATCGTTACGGATTTTTCGTCCGACGTTAGCGCCGCTGGCGCAAGCGTTGTGTCGCGGATTCCTACCAAACCAACGGCTGGCGATGTTTCGGGCGGTTATACTGCTACGGACACCACGCTGACGGCTGTCACCATCAACCTCACGACCATGTATGGCTTCGTGTGGGCATTCACGGATTACGAACGCACCCGGTCGGCGGTTGCGCTTAATGATCTGTTCATCCAGCCTTCCGTTGAAGCGTTGGGCAATAAGGTTTTTGGAGACGTGTGGAATCT